AAAGAACGAATCTGTGACTCGTTTAAAAGTGTTTTCTTGGACATTCTGCAAAACTCCTAACAATTATTCGCGAATATGCTGTTTTAAATAGTATTTTCTTCTGATAATGTCTTTTTTAATTTAAGCAGCGCCTCATCAACTATCTGCTTTGCTCTCACAATGCTTATACCGTGGCGTTCTCCGATCTGTTGTAAGGTCATTTCGCCGTGCTTATAAACTGCAATGTCGGTGCAGTTCAAATCATCTTCATAATCTAAATGAAGTCTGCACTCACTTTGAGTGCAAGGTATTTGATGTATGTAACATCTTTTAGAACATTCTCTCATAACTCTGGTAAATCCTCTTCTAATATATCAAATATGTTCTCGATATCTTCTTCTGTTAGCGCAAGTTCTTGTAACATTTTCTCGCCATCCTCACGCAGTTTGCGAGATTTCGTAACACGCTTCTTAGACTGAACCTTCTTGTTTATTTTGTAATCGTCAAGAAACTCCATAAAAAGCTTGTCTTGTGATAGATAAGATTCAACACAATACCGAAAGAACTCGCTTTGTGTTTTGATCTCATCGTAGAACAATCTAATCTTTAGGTTCTCGTGAAGTTTTGAGTCCAATGAGAACGATAGAATAGAGTGTCCCTTTGGGTATGTCCTTTTCATCTTAGGATGTGTGTCCCACTTTCGGTTTGTCCGCTCGCAGTCTGGCGGATAAATCGAGCCTTCGATTGTAGTTCAGTAATGGTTCGTGCTCCTGAATAGGATAGCCCTGAACGAATACCTCTTTCTAGATCATCTAGAATATCCACTACTGTTCCCTTGTAAGGGATGGTTGTAGCGATACCTTCCAAAGATGCGGTCTTGCCTCTCCAAGACATTTGAGCATCCTTTGAAGCCATTCCTCTGTAAGCCTTTTGCTTGTTTCCATCACGACCAACCATAATATCGCCCGGGGCTTCTGTTGTTCCCGCGAGCAAAGAACCTAACATTACAAAGTCAGCGCCGGCAGCAAGAGCCTTTACAATATCACCGGAGTTGCGAATGCCTCCGTCAGCAATGATAGGAACAGTTCCGGCGAAATGAGATCTACTACAATCGAATATTGTTTGTAGTCCGGGGACACCGTGTCCAGTTTGAATGCGTGTAGAGCAGATTGAGCCGCCTCCAATGTTACAGCGGACACTGTCCGCACCCCAAGAAGCCAAATCCTCATAGCCCTCAAAGGTTGCGACATTTCCAGCCATTATGTGAACATCATCGCTAACCATCTGCCTTAGCAGTTTTAGAGCCTGCTTCATTAGAGAATGATGACCGTGTGCTACATCAACACAGATTACATCTGCGCCGGCTTCGTAACAAGCATATGCTCTTTCAAGAAAGTCGCCAGATGTTCCGACTGCTGCGCCAACCAATGAGTTTCCTTCACTAGCCTCCGCAACCATTCTTGCTTGATCTTCAACATCATTGTATCTGTGAATAATCGCAATGGCTCCCTTTGCGTCCATTGCTTTTGCCATAGCCACCTCTGAAACAGTGTCCATTGGTGATGCGATGATCGGCAGTTCACAGTTAATAAATCCTAGCTTTGAGCTTAGACTAACTTCTTTCCTTGACTCAATGTCCGAATACTGCGGGACAAGCAATACATCGTTATAAGCTAAACCTTCTCTCATTTTATATTCTCCAATCCTTCTTTTACTTTGCTAAATACTTCCCAGCAGTCTGGGCAAGTCAAGCGCACCCTATCTTCTATTACGGATACTTGCCAAGTTTTGACTGTCTCGTGCGTTCTTTCAAACTCAGTTTTACAAACGCAGCATTCTTTGGGATGGTCAAGGAAAGCAGCAGTTTGCTTTTCAAGCCTTTCCTTTGCTTCCTTGCGTTCTTGCTTTTTTTTACCCGGAATGTGTTTTCTTATCTTCTTCACTTTATCCTCAAAAACTCTCTGTATTGTTCATTTAGATTATCATAGTATTTCGTTTTGCGCAAGGACTTGTGCGCATCATTTAGGACTTTTCTGTGCGCAATATTTATCAAAAAGTAAGGCGACTCTGCTCTCGGATTAAAACCGTTCACTTCCACCCCATCATTAGGATTGAAACAGATATTCTTGTAATCTTCAAGACCAAGTCTCTTCAAGATCTTATTGATAAAAATCTGAAAAGGTTTTGTGTCCTCGGGACCTAACTGATGCGGTAAAGCAATGATCGCACTATCATAATCAGATGCAGCGAACTCTTCCAACAAATCTCTTATACCTTTGTCGTCTTCCCCAAGCATAGCAATCATCAACTTATTGTTCGCCAACTCAGGCGCAGCAAAAGGACACACAGCCATACCGCTGAACTCTGATCTCTTTTCATTCAGAACATTGTTGATGTAATCAGTTATTTGTTTTTTGTATGAACTGGACATATCGGCTCAAATACCACTCTGCTTTCTTCAAATCCTCAATACTGTTCTCTGACTTCTTTCCGGCTCTTGAAATGTATTTCACAACATTACCAAGATGAAAATTAAGATCCCAAGCCTCAATAACTTTGATTGCTTCGTATTTTGATGTTCCATCTTCTTCAACCTCGCCACTTTGATAGTGTGAGGGGTGATTTACTTTTTCACTCATTCGTTCCCCCAATCACAATCACAGGGATCGCATTCACAATAAGGGCATTGCTCACTCATTCTTCGTTCTCCTTCGCCCACGCCCAATGAAGTGTACAAAACTCTTCGATCTGATCTTCTGCTTTTACATTTGGATAAGCCTTTCTCATCCAAACGCGGATCTGTTCTTCTGTAATCTCAATAAGTGCATTGCCGCCAGTATCGTGCGGTTCGCAAAACTGATAAATCATTCTTCGTTCTCCACGATTACTTTCTCCAAGTCCTTTTCTTTCACGACCACTTGTTCGCCATCAATAAGAACCAAAACACCCTCAAGGGTTACTGAAATCGGGAAGGTGTAACCTGCTAGGTTTGTGTGTTCTCTAATCTCTTGCTTGTAATAGTTTGGGTTTATTACAACTGCCTCATCACCATTCTCGTAGTAAAATCCTTTGGTTGGATGATCCTCGCTTCTACTATAGCGATAAGCAGGTTCGCCTCGATAGTTTATTTTTACTTTATCACCGACTTTCATTCTTCGTTCTCCTCAAATGTGCCATCCATATCGACAGCAAGGTAACTACCATCATCTTGAAGAGTCCATTCAAACTCGCACAAGTTATCTCCCAAATGTGTCGCTAAATCATGGCGTCCACGAATATGAAGCCAATTGCAGATTGCGGCTTTTAGTTCCTTTTCAGAAAGATAGATTGATTTAATAGATTTGACTTTCATTCTTCGTTCTCCTTATAGTTCTACCAGTTATGCTCTTTATACGCCGCGATTGTTACAGGATAAAGATCCTCCAAAATCTCCAACATTGCCTCCGCGACCTTTCTGATTTCCCATTGAGCCCCTTCGTGAGACCTTAAAGAAATAAACTTTAACGCATTCAAAAGCGAACAAGTGCCGTAGTATTCAGTGTAAAGGTTCTGTGGTAGAACTCCACGGGCTTGCTCTCGGCAAACGCCAGCCTCAATCAACTGGTTGAAAAGTAAAAGACTTTGTTCGTGATGCATTTTAAATGCTTCACTTACTTCTACATCATCAGGATCATTTGGATACCCAAATCTATTCCAGAAAACGCTTGGATTGATCAACTCTTCGGCGTTTGATGCTTGTCGGTTTGACTTATGCTGTGTTCTGAAAGCCTTTGGCTCATAGAACTGAATATTCACATCTGTGTATCTTCTTGAAATCTCGTTATAAGACCAAGTGCGATGACGATGATGTTGCGAACGAACATAAAGTGGGACGACAAACTTAAATGTAATGCCGCAATGTTCCAGAGTTGAAGTATGGCGATGCTTGATAAGATAGTTGATTAACTTTTTATCTCGTTCGTCAAGTTCTTCTTTATGCTTCCCGAAGGACACTCGGGCACTATTCACGACGGATTTATCTGATCCATAACTCTCAATAAGTTGAACCTTTCCAATACCGTCGCCATATAAATAAATCGTTTTGTTTTCGTCTTCGTGGTTCATTTATAATCCTATATTTCTATATGTTTCCAAGTTTGTCTTTTAACTATTTTTCCAATAGCAGCGGGACTAACACTATATTCTCTTGATAGTTCTACTATTTGCCCGCGTTCTCCTGTGTAGGCTCTCAATATATCACGAACCTGTTCTTCGGTCAAGCGGCTTGCTGGATTTTCTGTTCCAGAGGTAAAACCCGCCCCAGGTGTCTTTATACCTTTATTCCAAGGAGCCCGTTTTGGCTTTTCTATTTTTGAAAACCCCTCCGATGCTGGTTTATGACTTTCAAGCCACTCTACTAACATTTTAAGTTCTTCCAGGCTACTATCAAGTTTCTTTCTATTAAACTTTCGGGAAATCCAAGTAACATTACCTTTCACATATCCCTTTGAAGGTATAAATCTATCAAGTTCGGCAGAGTTGTCGTCGTCGCGATCTTCAAGACGACAAGAGATATATATTTCTTCTCCCGATATGGGACAAACACCGGACCAAATAGATTTTAAGAACTCCGGATCTAAATCGTAATCAAGACCCTTGTATTTGGCGGCACCTCTTAACTTTTGATGTTTAAAGATAAAAGGATTTGTTTTTTTTCTCTCGTAATAAGTTTTTCTTTGGTTTTCATTTTTACAAGATTTACAGATATTTCTATACTTTGTTTTTCTATCCGGTCGAGGAACTAACTCATCTTCACTTTTGGTTTCGTTACAGGTATTACAAATAAGCATTAAAATGCCCTCCTATTATAAATAGTTACACGGGCGACTTTTATCTTATATTTTTAATACCCTATGAGTTCCGTTAGAAAAACCTTCCCCCTAATCCAATAGAGGGAAGGTTACACTCCTTTATACGATCGCGTCAATAACGCCCAACTTTAGTGCCTCTTCGGCAGACATATACCAATCAACCTTGTTTTTGAGAACATCGGCCAACTTCTTCTTTGAGATGTTGGTTTTGTCCAAGGTGATCTCCTCAATCAACTTTTGAAGGCGCTTTGTCTCTTGTAGCTTCTCTTCCATATCCTGAACCTTGCCATAGAACCCAGTGGAAACCTGATGATAAAGCGGGGTTGATAGTCTGTAACCAAACCGCTCGTGCCCTGAGATCAAAATCATAAAGCCACAAGACATAGCAGCACCAGTTACAATCGTATGGATTGGAGTATCAGACTTCTCCATAACTCCAAGCAAACCAAAGCACTGATATACTGCGCCGCCATAAGAGTCAATGTAAATCTGAATAGGCTTCGGTGTATACTCTAATCCGTGGACAGCATACAACTTCTTTAGTAGCGCATCATCGGCATTGATATCAACAATGCTCTTTGTTAGTTTATTCATTGACTCCTGTGTAACCTGATCAGGCAGGTATAGAGAACGATCCTTTGGTAGTGGTAGTGATGACGGCATTACTGACCTGTGCTTCCTAGGGCACCATCACCCCGGTTAGAAATGGTAATCGGATGCCAATCGTAAATGTTCGGATCCTCAGACGCTACAAAGCGAGCGTGAACAACCGGAACAACAACAGCCTGTGCAATCTTGTCCCCGGGCTCGATAGTCTGCCAATGCTGACCAATGTTGTGAAGATTAACAAAAACCTCACCATCATAGCCGGAATCAACAACACAGGCACCAACCAGAAGCTGACGCTTTGCAGCCATACTAGATCGGTTCTTGATCTCCATCATATAACCGTGAGGAATAGCAAATCGTAGACCCGTAGGCAATAGTTTGCTTTCTCCAGGCTCAATTCGCAGAGCGCGGATTGACGCGTCGACTGGGCTAAATCGCAGATCCAAACCTGCATCTGACGGATTAGATCGCGTCGGAGGGTGAACATTATCGTGAATCATGTGGTACTGTAAAATCATCTTAAATCCTTTCTGGTGATTCTGAAAAGACAACATTAATATTTGTGTTGTCGTTGAGTAGTCGTCTGATGTATTGCTTCCAAGCTACCTCTGAACCCAACTTGAGCATAATAGCATTGTTGTCAGAAGAACGCAAGTTCCACTCTCCAACTTCTCGAAGAATATCTACCTTGTTGATAATCACATCTGTAACGCCATTGATATCTACTGCTTTCTTTAGGTCCCGAACATTAAGCCAGTTACACTGACGGGGACGACCAGTGGTCGCACCAAACTCCTTTCCTAGGCTTTGTAGCAAATCAAATACTCTTCCTTCGCCGTGAAAGTCCTTTGCTCCCACGTAAGTGTCATAAGCCTTCGTAATACCGTAAACTTTCCGGACAGCCTGCGGCGGGATGCCGTTTAGGAGCGCCCCAGCGGTCGTGCAGTG